ATAGTCCTCTAAATCTTCTTCATTTATTGGGTTTTCAGGCTTCTCTACCTCACCGTCAGATATAGGAAATAGGTTGGCTGATATGTATAAATCATCTGCACCTTCTATTGGCTCTAAGTTTAGCTGTTGCCTTGCTTCATTACGGGTCATGATGCCTTCTCTTACAGCGCTTGTAACATTCTCGTATGTTCTTTTTACCCTTTCTGATAGTGCGGGTATAGAATCAATATCAAATTCAAGGGTTAGTCTTTCGTCAAACATTGGTACTAACCATTCGTTAAGGTCTGATGCTACCTTTCTAAGATGCGGGATAATAGTTTCTTCATACAGAGCCAGTCTAGCTTCTGCAACATTGGAGTATGTTTGGCTATCAGGTACGCCTACTAATTGACTAGGTACGCCAAAACAAAGAGCAATGTCAGTTGCACTCATATGTTTAAGGTTAGCAAAGTCCATGTCTTTTGGGGACAAGCCCATTTCTTTCCAATCAAAGTCTCCTTCTAGTAACATTGGTCTGCCTGCATTTTTACTGCCTGCAAATCTATTATTCATATCAGTAAGTAGTTGCTGCCTTTGTGATTCAGTAAGATTAACTGCAAAGCCTGCATCGTCTTGTGGTTTGAATATGATCGCTCCACTAGGTCTTGCACCGTTTTGCAAAAGATTTACATTGTGTTTACTAGACATATTGAACTGGTCTACCTCAACTGCAGCAGCACTCATTGGACTAAGACCATAGTAATCGTCTAATGGATGCCATAGCTTGACATGTTTAAGTTCACTAAACCCGTTAAGTTGGTCTACTGCATATGTTTCTCTTATCTGACCATTAACTACATATTCATATCTATCAGGCATTGGATTCCCACCACCTTTGATTGCTATTCTGTCAGGTCTTAACTGGTGCAATTCTTTTGGTGCGCCTAGCTCACTGCCTACCCTCAATATATAAGCGTTACCACTAAGCAGGACATAGCCGTAAAGGCTATTGAAGAACTCACTGTAAGACTGTAGAGGGTTGGGTCTCATTAACAAATCTATTAATGGGTGTTGCTCTACTATTTGGTCTCCGTTTTTAATGACAAACGGAACTGCGCTTGCTCCTTTGCTTATCTCATTAACGCATCTGTAGACAATAGCATTTTTAAGGTAACCCTCTTTTGCTAAATCATCATATTTGTATTGCTTAGTTTCTTCCGTGCCAACGCCGAAATAACCCATCATGTTTGAGTTCTTTACTTCAGGTTTGCCAGTAAAGATGTTTTTTATATTGTCTAAAATTGCCATCAGCTTATTCTCCAATTTACTTGTCCTTTAGATTTACTTAATTCAGTAATGCCCCATACAAGAGCATCTAATCTATCGGGACTTGGTTTAGGTCTATCGCCTGTATAGGTACACATCTGTGATTCTAATTCAGGAAATACTCCCATATGGTGAACTCGCCTTTGCTCGTATAAAGCTGCAATGGGTTCGGCTCTTACCATTTTACCCCTTGTAGCATGAACAGACCTGTAAGAAACATTTTCATCAATAGTCCTTAATAGTCTTTCCACCAAATCGCCACCGTTATTTACTTCAGCTACTATTCTATCCGCTTCCCATTCATAGAAAGCGTTTATTGCTATCTTACCCCATTTATCAGGAGAATATCTACCCGACAAATCTTCTAATAAATAAAAATGATTATGTATATCTTTGCCTACAACAACAATTCCTGTTTCATCAGAGTCTTCACCGCTAGTAACAGCAGGGTCTACTGCAACTATTATTTGTGTAAGTTCTTTTTCTTCATCTTTTTTGTACCTAGCTTCATCTATTAAAGCCATTTTCCATAACGCACCTTCCATGCCATCTATGATCTCTGCATACAGCTCTTGCCTTCCAAGTGTTGTGCCCTCATATCTTTCTCTAAGCATTGCTAATGCAGACGGCGCAAGGTTATCTTCATTCTCAAATGTGCTACCTGTGGTTACTATGGTGTCATCTCTGCCTATTAAACTTGTTATTACGGGTGTTGGTTTGGGTGTTGTTGTAATAACGCATTGAGGGTTATCTCCTAGCCTAAGACCAAACATTAATTGATCAAATGTTTCAGGGTATCTCCAAGCTGCTAACTCGTCGCACCACGCCCTGTGGAACTGCGGACCCCTTAGTCTGTCAGGTTCAATAGCAGGGAAGCCTATAATCTTAGAGCCATTAAAAAGTCTAATTTCTGCTGTGTTTTCTGAGTAGGCTTTTCTTCCTCTGTTTACTTCATAGCAATCATCAGGAATAACACTTCTCAAACCACTGTTGCCACCAAAGCAAACTTTTTTTAAGTCACCATGCGTGGGCGCAATTACTGCGCAAATAGAATTAGGGTTTAGTAAAGCATAAAGAGCAATGTCCTGTGCGCCTGTTCTAGTTTTGCCCCAACCACGACCCGCAAGAATTAACCAAATATGGTAATTTTCTTTTGGTGGCAGTTGATTGTATCTAGCTGTATTTAACCAATCAGTGTATAGCTGAAGAACCTGCTGCTCTGACTTCATCGGCAACTTCGTCCAACAATCTAATAGCTTCTCGGAATGTTTCTGAGTCTTTAGCATCTTCATTTATATTCATATTCTCAGTAGCTTCCCCTAACGCTAACTTTGCAACTCTTTGTGCGCCGCTAGCTGCATTAGAAAATGCGACTAAGTCTTGTGGTTTGACTTGTTTGTCGGGTGCTATATTTTGACCAATACATTTACCGACCAACCCCATAATACTTTTAGCTATACGCAAGGAGGTTTTATCAAAAGATATGCTTTCTTCTACTAATTCTTTTTGCCTGCGTATATCCAGTTCTAATAAATACTGGTCTTGAAATTTCTTTTGTTTATCTTTCCACTCCTCTTTTTTTGCGTGTTTATAAAGTGTGGGTTTTGAAACATTGTAATCAGATGCTAATTGATCAATGGTAAATATCTTTCTACCCCCAGTGTTATCTTCTATACCTTGTACAAACTTGTTACGCATTTCTTCCAAAAGCGTTGGGGTTAGTTTTGTTTGTTTAGTTTTTTTAACCATTTTTTATCAGATATTATCCGTATCTTACATCAGCTTTATTTTAATTGGTACAAAATGTATTATTTATTTTTATATATATGTTTACTTCTATAAACTTTTAATGTTATACTCATTGTATAAGTTAGAACAATTAAATTGATAGGAGATAATATGATGAACTTACCAGCAATTACCAACAGACAGTTTGGTGTGGAAATAGAATTTGTTGGGGCAAACCCAAGAGATGTAGCTGATGCAATAACCAATGCAGGTGTTGATACTTTTTATGAAGGTTACCACCATAGAGTTAATTCTTACTGGAAGATAGTTACTGATTCAAGTCTTAGCCAAGGCGGTCATACTGCAGGCGAGATTGTTTCACCAATACTTAAAGGTGAGAGTGGAGCAAGGCAGCTTGAAAAAGTATTAGATGCTTTAGAGGGTGTTGCAGGAATTTCAGTAGACCGTAGTTGTGGTATTCATGTTCATTTAGATGTTGCTGACTTAACTGTTGCGCAGATACAAAATGTTTACAGCAGATACAGTGATTACGAAAGCCAAATAGATATGATTATGCCATTAAGTAGAAGGGGTAGTAATTCTAGGTGGTGTGCCAGTACCAAGCCGCAAAAAAGTTCTATAGCTAGAAGTGCTGTAAAAACAAAAAGCAATCTTGCCCGTGCTGTAGGTAGATACTACAAGGTTAATTTACAAAGCCTTACCACTTACGGAACTATGGAATTTAGGCAGCATAGCGGAACACTTAACTTTACCAAGATAATTAATTGGGTTAGCTTTTTAATGGCTTTTGTTGACACGGGTTCTAGCCTTGCACAAGCAAGACGAACAAGACCAAGCAGTAGCAGAGCATTTAACTTAATTAGAAATGCTGCAGCTAATATTGGATTAGACATGGAGTGGTCAAGAGGTTTAAGAATGTGGGAAATTAAAGGCGAGGTTAACGGGCAAGGATACTATGCACAATATACCAATGACCAACTTAACTGGTGTTATGACGGTGCTAGAGAGACAAATCTTAACATGGCTCGTTTAGCTGATTTGTTTTATTGCACTAATTTAATAATCTCACGCAGCCGAGTGTTAAGCACGACCCCTGTAACAGAAAGCATTGTAGAAAATACAGTAAGTGATGCGGGTTGGTTGACTGGTGTTGATGAGAATGTAAAAAGATATTTTGCAGAAAGAGAACTTGAACTAAACTAATAGGAGAAAAATATGATTTATAAAGAATACTTATACGGAGCTTACGGAAGCAATTTAAACCTTAACCAAATGGTTCGTAGATGCCCTAACGCACAGCCTGTTGGGAGTGTGGTGCTTATTGGGATGCAGTTAGCCTTTAGGGGTGTTGCAGATGTTGAGCATAAACAAGGGGCGCAGGTGGCTTTAGGTTTGTGGAAAATAACACAGGCTTGCGAAGCGCAGTTAGATATTTATGAAGGCTATCCTAGACTTTACGGAAAAGACTTTATTAAGATTAAAGGATTGCAGGAATCTTTAGGTACAAATGAGGTTTTAATTTATACCATGAACAGCACTGACATATACCCACCTGCATCTAGCTACCTGCAAAGCATCAGCCAAGGCTACAAAGATTTTGGTTTAGATACGGAAGGTTTGTATAGCGCTGTAAAAGATTCTTATGCTAGAGAATCTATTTAAGATGCCTTTACGAAAGGCTCTGTTAAAGCATAATTAATTAAAATTGGAATAACCTGCTCAAAAGGCAGGATTGTTTCATGGTCTAGGGAAACGCTAATATACCAAATATTATCTTCATCATGATAGGTTACTTGATGCGGTGAATGTACATCTAAGACATACACTGTACCCCTTCCAATTTTAGTTTCTTTTTTATCGTGACCCCGTAAGCCATAGCTTTCGCCCTTCAATACAAAATGATGTGAGTACCTTTTATACAATGGGTCTGTATGCAACGGTGTTCCTCTTTTTATTCGCATCCAGTGCGGGTCTAGGTTTGCATGCTCACCTTTGCTACGACCCCAAGTTCTCAATGATTGCTTTCCCTTTATTGGGAATAAATTTTCTAACATTTCATTGCTAGGATTTATGTACATATCAGATAGTTCTAATTCTGTCATTGCGACAACAGGATTTGATATCTGAAAGTTTTTTAAAGGAACGCTAAATTTTTGGTCTGCCATTATTCTATCGGTGTGAAATCATCAACATCTAAGTGTTTCATTCTGACTACATAATCTTCTATTATCGGAAACTTTTTATAATCGGGATCAGTAAATGTTTTTGAGTTTCTAAATTTTGACCTTTTGCGGTCTATTACTGAATAAACTTGTGCGTGTTCTACTAATGAAGGGCAGTGCAAAAAGTATTTAATTTTTTTAGATTTAAAATAATCTCTCATAAGTAAATCATCTGCCGTCGGGTTTGCGAGTAGGCCTCCCCAAGTTAATCCGAAGTTATAAATTTCTTCAGACATTCCTGCGGGCAGGTAATGGCATAAATTTCCTATCCAGTTACCGCCGCTTTCCCACCTGCTGCCAATTTCTGTATCAGCTTTTCTCATACTAAAAAATTGTATTACATCATTAGGGTGTTGATCAATTATAGAGTGCGCCTTTTCTAAGAAGTTTTCTGTAAGAATTATATCGTCTTGAAATCTTAATGAAGCGTTACTAGGATTTTCACCCCATGCACGCATAAAAGTTTCCATTGGGTCTCTGTATTTATCCCAAACTATTATTAAGTCGGGTATGTGATAGTTAAGATATTCAACAAAAGGCGCTCTTTCCCGCACTGCAGTTACAATATAGTCCATGCTAAACCATTGCCCCTATCAACAAAACGCCGTCAGCGTTGCGAGGTAAACCCGTTTTTAGCATTTATTGCTTGTTTTTGCACATTGCTAGCAATGCTTCTGCAGGAGTCTTGCCTAACGCTTGTTTCACAACATCAGCTTCTTCGCCACTGAACACTAAATTAATTCTGTAGAAGTTGGCTTCCTGTACAGCCATTTTTCTTTCTTCTTCTGACTTAGCAGTAGCGACTTTTCTTTCTACTTCTCTTTGTGTGTTCATAGCTTCAACAGTCAAAGACTTAACCATAACTCCGTCGCCAGTTTTATGCTCAACCCCTTCTAAACCGTCCTCTGCTGAATTGGTATCGGAAGGCACCCATGCTTCAGACCAATCTTCTGCTGCATTTGCTTCAGGCGCAGGTATATCTTCTAACATTCTTTGAAGTTCTACATCGTCCATCATCAATGAGTCTTGCGCCCAGTCTAAAGCGCCTAGTTGTTCTAAGTCTCTTAATACTTGGGCGGTTAGTTCTATGTCCTCTGAACCTCTTGCTCGGTTGTGCCTTAATGTTGCTATTCTTGCTTGCTCCATATTCATAGGAGTAACTACGATAGGTATTTCGCTATAACCTAAGTCTTTAGAACATCTCCACCTATGCTCGCCGTCAACGATTCTGAACATACCTTCTTGTTCTTCATGTTTGATGCAGACTATTGGTTGTGTGAAACCGTCCTCTGTCATTGACCTTCTTAGCAACTCAAATTCATCTTCTGATTGTCTGTTTGGGTTGTAGTTATTGGGAACAATCTTGTCATGAGTTACATATTGAACATCTAACGCTTTAAGCGCTTGATTTTTTTTCTCTACTTGTGCCTTACCTTTAAATCTTGCCATGCTATACCTCTGCTCTATTTATTACGGGAGACATTTCCCAATATTTATATTTTCCGTCATAGAAATAAACACAAGGATATGTGTTGCCTTTATGATTTGTGTACATCTCTGTGATTCCATTTAATTTTATCATGCGTCTTAATATTTCGTATAGATAAGGTTCTTCATGCTGTCTAATATACCAATGCGGCGCAAAGTCAGCATATGTTTTTGCCCATATCCATTTAACTGATTCTATATGTTCTTCTATATCGTCCATTAGAAAGAGGGTTTCCCACCCCACCAACCTGAGCCTTTTCTGAACTGTTCAGGTTCTATGTATGGCAAGAAGCCTGCTTTAAGTGAAAATGGGTCTCCGTTCCACATACCGTAAGCTAGTTTTTTCCAAGAACCTAGTGGGTCTGCTCTCATTGCGTTTACTTGTGGGAATTCCATTCCTCTATTTTGACGGTTATGTTTTTCTAATGCTTTGCGCATAGCTAGTTCCGATCTTACCGCAACCCATTCAGGAGCTTCTTTTATACATTCCCGCATAAAACAATCTCTCCAATCTTCGCCGCTTTTTCTTCTTGGCTCGCATGACCTTCTTCCAAATTGCGCTGCTGTTCTGATGCCGTCTAATCGGTGAGTTATTGAATCAAACCATTGCGGAAATGCTTTTTGTGCTAATTGTAAATCTTTAATACCTGCTTGGGTCATTGTTAATGGCGCTATGCGTAGTTGGTTTTTAGACCTGCCATGCTTAACCATTACATCGTATGCATGATTGTAATCCCATTTAAAATTTTCTATAGCCTTCCACACATCACCGTCCTGCCAGTCATAGATAGGTCTGACATATTTAACGCCCATTTTGTTTTCTTTTGTGATATGCCCCTTGCTAGAAAATAAACCCATTCTTCTATTAGGACTTTCTTGTACTCGCAAACCTATACAAGCGAACAGGTCTTTACCTTCAGGTGTTGGAAAGCGGTCTTTAGTTACCAATGCTTGTATATTAAACTCATCTATCTTGTAAGCATATTCAGGCGGCTGTCTGACCCATTCTTCTCTTGGTATAGTCTCATCAAATATCCACCAATAAGGGTCTGCTCTGTTGAATACATTTATGACTGGCTGACCTGCCCAAACATGATGCATATTAACTTCAGGTCTGTTTGCAACCCTGTCTAGATATTCATAAGTATTTGGAAACAATATTTCTTCGTCTCTGTGTATAACATTAATAGGTAGCTTTCCCGCTGCATCAGCCGCCATTATAGCCAGTTCCATGCATACGGTACTATCTTTGCCCCCACTCTGCGAAATAACTATTGTGTGGTCTTGTTCGTAAAGTTCTTGAAGCCTGTTTAAAGCTGCATCAAAAACATTAATTCCGATATTAAGTTTCATTTTTTTGAGCAATAACAAAGAAATATTTAGCGTGCGCCAAACTATGTTTGTTGTATATGAGGTAGTTTTTCATTTTTTGCACATCTGTACTATCTGTTGTATCTACTATTGATAAAATATAATACCAAGTAAACCCCAAATTGTGCAACTCATTTGCAATTTCTTCGTATGTGTAACTATAGGGATTGTAATCAACTCCATTTTCTTCTATGCAGTGAATTTTTTTATAGCTGCCTTTTTTATTAATAAATGTTGATACAAACATTCCATTATCTTTAAGCAAGTCATATGATTTTGATATCGTAGATAAGCCAAAATAGTCGGGGATAGAAAATAGAGATATGCAAAAGTCATACTGACCTTCATGATTATAAAAGTTTTCTTCTAAGAATTTATATCGTGGATATTTTTTTTTTGCAACTTCAAGCATTTTTTTAGATATATCAACGCCTGTGTATTGACTGCTTTCAACATTAAACAAATCTAAAAACATTCCAGTACCGCAGCCGCAATCTAATACGCTGCCCATACCTTGAAACGGCATAAGCTCTTGTATGTAAAAGTTTTCAGCTTCTACCGCTACCCCAACTCTTTCATCTTGGTAATTGTTTTCATAATTTAATGCGAGCGCATCATATATTTGAGCAATGCTTTTTTTGTGCATGATTTAGTAATCCCAGTTGGTATCTCTTTCTTCAAATATTCTTTTAGTATTGTTGTAATCAAACTTAACACTTCCTATTGAGCCATACAAACCCTGCTCCCGTATCTTGCGGGTTATAACGCTAACGCTATCATCATCAAAGTCTCTATGCACTGTAACAACAGCATCACTTTGATTATGCCAATGGCTAGCACCTGCAATATCATAGGCTGTAGGGGGCGCATAGCCGCCGTTCTGCTCTTTTTGCATCTTGGTAGGGTGCGCAACTACCCATACTGTGCAATCATGGCTGCGGGCAAACCTCTTGCAGTTAGAAATAAAGTCTCGTATATGCTCATCTTCTCTATAGTTGCCTTGTCTTTTAGCATCAACCTCATTGTAAGGGTCAATAACTATTCCATTAATCCCAAACTTAGCAACGCTTTCTTTCGCTATATCTAGAATTTTTTGTATGTTTGGAACATGCTCCCGTGTCTCAATAAAATAAAAATGCTCATGTATAAAATCCATGCAGGTGTGCATATCATCTGCCGTCATTCTATTGTTAAAACCTTTGTCAAACGGCTTCTCTGCAACTATCTGCAATAAACGCCTTATGTGCATCTTGGTAGAATGCTCGGGAGAAAACATTGCAAATTTCCAATCATGCTTTTGCGCAACCCTTACGAGCATTTGGTCTAGGAATGTACTCTTGCCATGATTAGGTATGCCAGTCCAAACATGGAATGTGCCTTTTTGTACTTTATATAATTTATCTAATGCGGGGTAACCAATTTCTAGGGGTCTGTCATAGTTGCCGTTATATAAATCCAACACATCTTTCACATAATTTTGCACAGTATACAAGCCGTCAACAGGGTAAGGTTTTGCACCTTCAATTAATGCCTTTAATGTAGCAGCGCCATGCTTAACCAAAACATCATTAGCATCTTTGGAATCTTTGGGTGGTATTACATACCAACAAGACCCTTTTCCATACCTATGCAATAACTCTTTGTTAAGGTTCTCACCCGCACCGTCAGAATCAGTAAATAATATAATTTTACTTGCCTTGATTGGGTGTGTTTGTAAGCAGCTAAACCTTTTGTCATTCTCTTTAAAAGAAGTCTTAGCAGGCGCACCGTCGGGCAGCGTGGTAGCGTTCTTGTAGCCTACTTCCCATAAAGCCATTACATCTAATTCTCCCTCAACAAATATTATTGTTTTTGCATCTTTAACATGGGCGTAGTTATAAAGGCTCTTTTTGGCTTTGGGTGTTTGTTTAAATTTTTTATCTAGCGTGCGGTATTTAATATTGTCGCAACGGTTGTTAAATCCATTATAAGGAAACCCTATCCACTTTCCGTCTTTGCAAAAAACATTAAAGGCTTGATATGTCTCTCTACTAATTGACCTATTAATAAAGTAATCATCTAACAGTTGGTTAGCCTTAGCATCAAACGCAAATGTTTCAACTGGTTTTTTTGCGGTTTGTAATTTTCCATTTTGTTCCTTGCAAGAGCCACTGTAATTGCAATGATGACAAAGCCATAAAACCGTATCATCTTCTATGGTTAGACTTAGTGGTTTGTCGTTGGGGTTATGTGGTGGTTGACACTGTGGACAGTTTATTTTTTGGTTTCCTTGTCTCCAGTCTTTTACGATTATATTAAATTCATTTTGTAGATTAACCTGCAAGTTCATTTTTACTCCTTATCTTTTTCTTTTGTATGTCTTTAGTATTGTAGGACTTGCGTGTCCTAACCGTGCGGACAACAGTGTCCACACTCAAAAAATACCTGTTGCTTGTGCCTTTCCTATGAGTAACAGTTACTAAGTTATTATCTTTTAGCCAAGTAATGCAACGCCTAACAGACCTATCCGTTACGCCGCATATTTTTCCTAGATGTTTTTCGCTTGGGTAGCAGCTATGCTCTGAATCTGCATAGTTTGCCATAATAAATAGCACTAGCTTAGAAGTGGGGGTATTACATTTCTGTCTAACTGCCCACCCTAATGCTTCAATACTCATGCACCCATTATGGGTAAAACTATTTATTTTGCAAGATGTATATTATAGAAATCGTTTGGTTGCACTCCGCCTTCAGTTAATCTATGGATACTTTCCATTTCATCTTTTCTTGGAATGCGTTGACCATTGCACCATTTAGCTACAGCGTGCTTACTAAAAGTAACCCCTTTATTATTGGCGTAATTAGTAAAACTTTGATGTGTTGCATCATTCTGTTTTAGCCATACTGATAATTTCATATTGTTAATATATCAGCATTGGTATTGTAAAGCCACCCATAATGTGCAAAAATACACTTTTATAAATTGATATTACTATGATAAATAACCCCTTTGAACAACATGGCATTGAGTACCTTAGTGCCACACAAATAAATGAATTCATTACAAACCCTGCCCGTTGGATATTATGGCAGACAGGTTTTAGAGATGTGTTTGGATCACCTGCTATGTGGCGTGGCATCTGTGTAGATAATGCTATTGAGAAATCGCTAGAAGATTTTGATATGCCTATAGAAGATTGCGTTGCTTATGCTTTGCAAAAGTTTGATATTGAATTCCAAATGGCATTAGACCTTAATATTGCTTATGACGGTATCAAGCTAAACAAAGAAAGAGGTGATGTAGAAACCTATGTAAAAATGGCTGTTCCTTATTTTAGAAAGCTAGGCAAACCAATAGCAACACAGAAGAAAATTTTACTGCAGTTTGAGGAGTTGCCTATTCCGATAATAGGTTACTTAGACTTGCAATATGAGGGCGTTGTTCGTGATATTAAAACAGTTGCTAGATTGCCTGCAAATATGATGAGTTCTGTAAGGCGGCAATTATCTATATATGCTGCTGCTGAACAATGCGAAGCTATGGTTGACTATGTTCATGTTACTAAAACAACACAACAAATTAAAAGCGTGCCTGTAGATAATGTTGAAGGCACGATAAACGAGGTTAGGAGAGCCTGCATAAATATGATGAATGTTTGTGCATACTCAAATGACATAAACGAGGTCGCTCAACTGTTCTTTCCGAACTTTGACGATTGGAAATGGTCTGCTGCAGAAAAAGTTGCAGCTAAAAAAATATGGAGAATATAAAATGACTGATAACTTAGTAAGCGCAATTATAAAAGCGCAGAATGAAATTGATAATGCCCATAAAGATGCGAAGAATCCATTTTTTAAAAGCAATTATGCAACCCTAGAAAGTGTAATAGAAGCTGTAAAGCAACCACTACTTGATAATGGTGTTTTGTTTATGCAGAAATCATCTATTAGTGATGACGGTGTAAACATAGAAACTTGTTTTTATGGTCATGGGGAAGAAATTAAAACAGGGGAACTTCATGTGCCTGCAGATAAACAAGACCCCCAAGGCTACGGCAGCGCCTTAACCTACGCAAGACGATATAGTTTAGCTATGGCTTGTGGTATTGGTGCGGGTGTAAAAGTGGCTGAAACAGGCTTTGATGATGATGCAAACAGTGCTACAAAATCTTACACTGCAAAGACTGTTGCAAAACTTACGCAAGGCAAGTACAAGATAGAGTCTGCAGATAAAAATGCTGTAGTTGTTGCTACTGATGATGAAGATAAATATCTTGAACATTGCAGGTCATTCTTAAAAGACCCTAAAAACGAAGATTGCAAAGCTGTATTTGCTTCTAATGAACTAACTATTAAATCAGCTATGGTTGCATCAAGCGGTGATACTAAAGCAGCTTTTGAAAAACTATTAGAAATTTATGGAAAATCTAAGTAGCCTAGATGATTATGTTCACAAGTGTATGTCTAATGGTAAGTTTTGGACTTTTTGGGAACTAAAAGATTGCATTAAAAAAAACACGGGTCAAACTTACGGTGAGCCTACTATAAGTGCTGCTATAAGAAACCTGCGTAAACAGCCTGCTAGGATAAAATATAATCTATGCCTTAGTGATGAGGTTATTGTTAAAAAAAGAATAGACGGCGGTAAGGGTTACCAATATAAATTGATAAATTATAATTACTACAACAGCGAGGGAATGAAAAATGGATAATAAAAACGAAAACTTAAAAGGCGCAATGTGGACTGAGAACAAAAGTCAGATACATTGGCGTGGTTACATAATGTTAGACGGTCAAAAAAAATACTGCGTCATTATTAAAAGTGAGAATGACAAAGGGCAAGAAAAGTTTGAACTAGCTTTTAGCGCAGGTCTTATTTTTGCTGCAGGTGATGAAAAAATGAGTGAGAAGTCTCCCGATTGGGGCGGCAGAATTACTTTTGGTGATATGAAGTATAAATTTGGCGCATGGAATAATGTAGCTAAAGATAGTGGCAATGATTTCTTGGGTTGTTCTTTACAAGAAGTAGACGAAGAAAAAGCGCCTTTTTAATAATGCGAAATTTAATACACAGATTAGATATTTTTCTAAGACACAGAAGAATAGAAATAGGGTTGCGTTGGCTTATGGTGCAAATGTGGTTTCATAAAATTGGGGGCGTAGAATATCCCGATAAATCTTATACTCTAAGATTGAAAAAATTAGTCAATGATTTGCAAGACCTTGCAAAATTTTATTAATGGCAAAAAAGCGTAAGCATAGATATGAGAACAAAAAACATTTGATGTGGGTTGCTAGCCTGCCTTGTTTAATTACTAAGGCGGGTTTCCACACTCATAGTGGTGGAGTGCAAGCACATCACTTACTAAGACCCTATGACGGTGTTCGTGGTATGAGCTTACGAGCAAATGATAGAAATGTAATTCCTCTTTGCTATCATCATCATGCATTACTGCATACAAAGTTTGGTTCAGAAAGAGCCTTCTTTAGAAGTTTTGGTCTACCCGAAGATTTTGGTCAGACTTGGGCAAAAAAATATTTTGAGTACAACCAAGATAACAACTGCATTTCAGACCTACCCTTTTAATTAATTCAACTTTTTTCTATTTCTTTCGCACAATTTGGGTTTTTTAGTATACAATAGTAAACATGATAAACAGAACTAATAAATTGATAGGAGTAACTATGAATGATATGGAAAAACTTAACTACCTTAGATTGCTAAGACTTGCTTTTAGCGGACAGGTAAAAGAAATAGGCTATGACAAAGCTCATACCTTAATGAGCATGTTCCAACATTGGGAAGAATTTGCAGAAGAAGTTGTGCAATGGTATGACTTAGAAATTGACGGGGGTGCGTAATGAATTTAGCAACAACCTTTGCAATGGCTGACTACCAATATAAAAGCCAAGCATCAGACCGTGGCGAAAGCTACAAGCACCCAGTAGAATCTTTAAGCGCAGAGTTTAAAGCCTTTTGGGTTTTAAGAGACTATGACGGCGTAATAGCTGCTATAGATAAAGTAACTGGCAAGCAATTAATGAACAGGGAGTAATCATGGCTATTAAAAATACAGTAATGATAAAAGAAACGCCGTTTAATATAGTGCTGCAAGAATTATCTGATAAGTATAACCAAGACTTATCTGACCTATCTTTTGCTGCGCTTAAAAACATAGTTAATAACAATGAATGGGGAGCAATAGAAAGGGCAATGAACCCTTCTACTTTTGCTACCCGTGAGTTTTTAAAAAAGAAGGTGCATTAATATGAAAGATGTAAATGTAAAAATTGAAGGTAATGTAAATGTTTTTTGTCAAACTAAATTATGGAAAGCATTAGATGCTATACATAAAGAGTATGGCGTTAATAAGTCAGAAATATTAATGTCGTTTATTGAGCATCACTTTACAACACAAGATGATTTGCTTGTAGGAGTTTTGCAACAGGTTGAAAAATCTTTGCAAGATAGGCTTGCGCAAATACAAGCTGCTAAACAGAACCTAAATTCGCCAGTAAAACCTAGCATTAATATTGTTAATGTTGCGCCTGTGCAAAAAGAGGTAAAAGCGAAGCCAGTTGTTAAGCCGCCTTTAAAATCAAATTTTGGTGAAGCGTTAGCTGATGCTTTAATTAATGTTGATGCAAGCGAGCCTGAGAAATCAGATGAGCCTAAAAATTATGAAAACCAAGATATCAACTTTGACCAATTTAGATACAAGCGTTACGAAGATTTAGAACAAATCGGAATGACATTGTATGGCAGCAAGTTTTTATCGGGCGGCTTTTTAAAGTCTAATTTTAAAAATGGTTTTTTTGCAATGCAGGCTGCGCAGTCTTTAGAGTTTTGGAGAGACGGTCTTAGCGTGCAAGAAATATGCAGAAAGCAGCCTATACAATTTGAAAATTACAATACTAATAAAGTAGATAGTAGAATCCCAACCATTCAAACAATGTTTAGACGAATTATGAAACAGATAGTTAAGTTTGGAACGGCTGATGAAAGAGCAAAGTTGTTTGCAAATTCAGCAATACGAAGGGGTAGCTAGTGCATAAAGATATACTTGTAGATTTACAGGGGTGCATAGATAACTATGCACTCAAAGCTGTAGCTGAGAGCTTGTTTGAGTTTTGTGATAGTAATAATATAACTTTGGAAGATGCAATAAAAATGTATATTGATTTGCACCCCAATTTAACAGGGAGATAGTATGGACGGATTAGACTTATATAAAAAGAGAAAGCACTTTGGGATTACCCAATCTGACTTAGCAGCGCACTTGGGTTACATGAGTAACGGAGAGCCTAACAGAAGCATGATAGCTAGAATGGAAAGCGGCTTACAAAAAATAAATTACAGGCACAAGATGCTGATTGATGATTATTTTGAGAAGCTAAACTTTAAGGAAAATATGAGACCTAAAAAGGAGACAGAAGATGAGTAAAACAACTGAAACTGGTTGGGCATACATCATAGACCCTAAAGAACGCATATTGCAGCATAAAGAAATACCTTTGGACTTTACAGAAATGAAAAAAATTATGGGTTGTGATATGGGAGAAATCGTACAACTTGGTCATGGCTTAGTAATGGTATGTGATGAAAATGCTAGGCTGCTAGGTGAAGAATTTAGATCACACTTTCGTTGGAACTTTAGAAGGAATGAGGACGGCAGTATGTCTCCTAACAGATACCTAGAAAATGATACCCGACCTATGGAAGATATAGTGTTCTGCAACAAGTGCATACTACTTAGCACCATTTATGATGATGATGATATGGCGCAGTGGTCTAGCGCAATGCTGCAACTATGGCAAGTAGGTGAATGCTTAGACTGGCTGCATGAGAGCTATCATGATGAGCCTAGCTTTGAGATTCATATGTTTGATGATGAAAATATAACTAAACATTAGGAGAAAATATGGAAATTGGTAAAATAGATTTACAAATTGACCTACAAGTTGAAATCGGTTATTTGTTATTACATATGAAAGAAGCTGAAAAGTCTTTTGTTGAAACTGAAAAAGCGCACAACTCTTTGATGAAAAAGTTATCAAAAAGTATTAATTCATTGGTGGGTTTGCAAGAAAAATTGAAGGAGTCATAAAATGAGTTATTTATTTTGGTTGGTACTGCCTTTTGCTATATGGCTAATGGCATGGATAGTAATTGATTTTATAGTCAATAATGAAAAAGGTGAATTAGAAGATGTAATACACGCTAAGTGGGGAAAAGACAATGACAACTAAAGCAAAAAAAGAACTAATACTTGAAGAAATGCATAATGAATTACTTTTAGGATTATGTAATCTTACTGAGAAATATCAAGAACTTGGCGTTGTGCATATGATATACATAGGAATTGATTTTTACACAAAAATGGCTGTTGATTCTGCCCCTAGTGAAAAAGAAGGAAAAGAAATAGTTAATGAAATAATTGATTTGGTAAGAAAAGATGCCGATTAAATACAAGAAAAGTCAAAAGGGTAAAGATAAAAAAACAGGCAAAGAAACTGTAGAACATTTTTATGTCAAAGAGCTAATGAATAGTGAGTTAAAAGACTTGTTTGTATCTGCTGCTACTAAACCTAAAGTAAGAGTTAAGATATTAAATGAACTTATCAAAAGAAAATTAAACGGCGTAAATACAAGGGAGCATTAATGGAATATTTATTTAG